AGATGGCATGACTGCAGCCAGTCCTGATTCGTCGAATAGCACTGGTGTCATTGCATGGCCTCATCGCTCTGCACGAGGTTTGGTGTCACCGTCATGTTCAGAGGCATCACGATGCGTGCAGCATCGCCACCGAGGTGCGGCAGGTTCTGTCGTGATCGCACTTCGTCTGCCGTCATCCAGGCACGACCACATGCCGATTGGTAAGCCTCGGCTTGTTCCTCGAAAGAGCCAGCCAACTTGTCCAGTAAGTTGAACTCCAGATAGAAACGCTCTGGCTCGTCGTACTCACGCAGCAAGCGCAACTCGAGTTCATCGGTCAGCATGGACAACCAAGGACCGAGACAATCCTGATAGAGATGTCGGTGCTGCTCTTTCACGTTGCTGAACGTGGCGTGATCGAGAATGCCGACCATCGGCAACGGGATGTGATAGGCGCGTGCGACTTCCTCACGCGTAAGTTTCCACAGACTCGTGGCCTCGGAATCCACCATCGTGGCCACCACAGGCTTGAACTGCATCCCTTCGTCGAGCACAGGGATCGAGCCTGCGTTGTCTGGTCCACTGAACTTGGATGTGAATTGCTCGCGAAAACGATCACGTGCCTGTGGCGACCACTTGCCAGCCTCGCGTGGTCGCTCGATCACGCCACCGAGTTTCGCGCCATTACGCCAGAATTGAATCCGTGCAGCCGACGATGCGCGTGACTCCGCGATCACCCACTTTAGACTTTCGAGTGCCGAGGTGCCACGCAGGGGATCGAGAGGATCGCTGTACCGAAAGTGGATCACCTCGGTCGGTGGCAGATCGATCCACTGGCCACCACTGCTCGACGTATACCGATACATCTCTGGCGTGAGATCGCCAGCCACTTGCATGCGATCTGGTGGCACTGGCTGCAGCTGCGTGATCGCGCCACCAGCCTTGCGCAACTTGATCCAGAATGCGTGGTGATAGATGCACAGATCGAGCACGGTGGATTCGATCAGCCGATACCTGGTCCAGTCTGGATTCGGTGACTGCAGCAGCTGGATCGCCGGATGCGTACGTGTACGCTTACGATCATAGTAGCCATTCCCGTCTGGCCACAGTTCAAACATGTGCAAGCCGAGTTGCGCGATGTTGCGAGCAATGAACTCGACGCACACACGCACCTCAGGCACTTGCCGATACAGCTGGCCATATCCCAACGAGCCGAGTGGCGTGCTCGTGCTCGACTGCAGCATCACTGGTGGCTGCGTGTAGGTGCTGCGTTGCAGCTGGCCGAGGGACTGAACGATTGCCATGTCGGGATCGACGTGGCAGAGAACGAGGCCAGACGCACGATGCCACCACCAGCACCATGGTGTGCGTCTGGCCTTGCTCATGCCACGCACGGTGCGCAGCATGAGCCACGAGGCTCGGAGAAATCAGTAAGTGTGTGACAGCGTGTACGAGTGTGTTTCAGCGTTCACGATTACGCGTGCGCATGTTGCGAGGTGGCAACTCAGACGGTGGCACGCAGTCTGGCAAGTACACCAGCACTCGGCCTCCTGGTTCGTACCACGTGCGCACGGTGCCAGTCCGCATCCATGTGTAGACGGTTTGCACGTGTCGGCCTCGCAAGGCTGCAGCCTCTTTCACGCTGATCCACAGTTCACGCTGCTGCTCGATTGGCCTCGTCATCACAGCACCTGTAGGAAGGCAACGCGATCCTTGTCGATCACCACCTCGCCATCGATGGTCACGCTGTCACCGTTGGGACGCAGCAGGCGTGCATCTTTCACCACCAGCCAGCAGCCTCGACGATTCCACAGCACGCCTGCAATCGTTCCCTCGTCGTGTAGCAAGTTCACGAGCACGCGTGATCGCCGTCGAGGCAACGACCACAACTCGGCACCGAGGATCAACGACAGCACCGACAGCACCACGCACAGTGCCACGAGTGCACTCACCACTGGCCAGCCTCGATGCCATATGAGGGATCCTCGTACGCTGACACATCGTCTGGTGCCTGCAGCTGCACACGCTGCAAGGCCATGGCGAGTGCCACCACGCCATCGATCTTTTCTCGGTTGCGTTTCTTGTTCACGGCAATCTCACCTCGGTTGCCTGTTTCCACGATGGCGTTGCTGGCCATCCACGTCAGCACTGGCTGATCGTTGTGACACAGCGTGTGCGACAGCACGGCATCCTCTAACGCACGCAGGCCAACGTTGAGGCTGTATCCCTGTGGCTGCTCGATCAGCTGCACGTCTGGCATCTGCAGCTGCTGAATCAGTGGCTCGGCGAATCGCTGATCGTAGGCCAGTTCGATCACGTTCCACTCAGTGCACAGGCGTTCCACGTCTCGGCCGATGCGTGCGAAATCGCTCACGTTACCACTGGTGATCGTCAGTGCGTCGGCCTCGTGCCACGAGTCGTAAGGCCTTGCGTGGTATCGCTCGCGTGCTCCCTCTGGCATCCAGATCTGGCACCGTACCAGGTAACGACCATCAGGCAACGGTGTGACAGCAACGAACGCAGAGAGATCGGATTTCGATCCGAGATCCAAACCTGCAAACGCTGGCAGGCCTGCAGCCTCGTGCGCACTCGCTGCACAGCACTGCGACCATTCGTGCATGTCGAGCCAGTGCACCTCGCTCGTTGTCCACTGGTTCAAGTACAAGCGACGGAACGTGCCTTGTGCCTCGGCACTGCGTGAGGCCACGCGTGCGTAGTCGCGCATCTCGTCGATGTCTCTGAACGCGTGTGGCTCTTGCAACGCAGGATTGGCTGCACGCCACACACGCTCGTCGAGCCAGTCGGCATCGTGTGGTGTCTCGTACAGGCACGCATAGAACGAGGGATCGTGCACGATGCCATCGCGCACCTTGCGAGCGTAATCCCACAACTCGAAACAGATCGAGGCTGTGTCGAATCCTGCAGTCGTGATCGCGATCATCATTGGCTCACGACGTGCGCCCATCGAGGTGCGCAACACGTCCCACAGATCACGCGATGGTGCTGCGTGTAGTTCGTCGTAGATCACGAGGGACGCATTGAATCCGTGCTTGCTGTACGCCTCGGCCGACAGTGCCTGATAGAACGAGCCAGTGCGCTTGTCCACCATCCGACGTTTGGCGTACAGCAGATCGATCCGTTGCAGCAGTTGTGGATCGTTCTCCACCATTGCAGCTGCAGCGTTGAACACCTGTGCAGCCTGCTCTTTCTCGTTCGCTGCCGAGTACACCTGTGCACGCTGCACACCATCGCCGATCAAGCCATACAGTGCGAGTGCTGCACACATCTCGGTCTTACCGTTCTTGCGAGGTATGCCGATGAAACCGACGCGATACGCTCGACGTGATCGATCATCGGCACGCACTCGGCCAAACAACTCACGCACGATGGCCTCTTGCCATGGACGCAGATCAAACGGCTTGCCTGCCCATGGCTCGAGGCCATCAGTCGAAAGCGTGAGGTTACGAATGAATCGCACGACGTGATCAGCACGTCGCTGGATCAGTGCACCTCGACGCAGGCCGACATGTGGTGCGCTCATCAATCGTCCTTGCCGAGTTCGGCCAGTGCGTCGAGTGCTTCCTCGGCCTCGTCGGCTGCAGCCAGTGCACGACGCAACGTGCCAGCCGTCACGACATCACTGCTGCCACTGCCAGAGAACGTGAGCACGGGATCGCTGTCGGCCAGTGGTACGTGTGCGAGTTCGGCATCGGCCAGCTGCAGGATCAATGGCAAGAGCACACGCACCAATTGTTCGTTGGCATCCTGCAACGCCACGAGTGCAGCACCAGCCTGCTGCACTCGCGATCCGATGCGTACCAGGAGCGCAGCCAGTTTCGCATCTGGTACGTCGTGCTTACTGATCGTGCGCCTGCTGATCATCAGCTGCAGCCTCGGCCTCGCGCATTTCCACGAAGCGCAATAGCTCGTTGCCATGCGCAATCATCTGTGCACCATTCGCAAGGTACATATACGCACGTGCAGTCAGTTCCTCGTTGGTGGCCTCGTGGATCGAGATCGGACGAGCCACGCCATCACGCTCGATCACGTACTCGGTTTGTAGATGCTCGAATACCTCTGGCAGCACTGACTGCGTGGCGTGGTGTGCAGCACGTTTCGCCTGCGCATTGATGCACGCTGTCGCCAAACCTCGCACGTTGTTGTAAGCGCAGTATTCCCAAAAGGCCACGTCATCGAGCAACGCAGGCGCAGCATCATCAGCCACCGACAGCAACGCGTTACGGTGTCGGTCGCACACTTCAATCGTGATCCACTTCAACTGCAACTCGGTGCCGTTTACTCGGCACTCGTCGAACACGCTGTGTATCTCCTGCCGTAGTCTCGTCTCGCTGTATCGCGTGTACCTCTCCATTGCTACCATCGCGTTCCTCCATTGCTGATACGAACTGCTCGATCCATGGACCGACGACGCGTAAGAACTTGTGAATCTGTTTCGGCTCGTGATCGAACAAGCCGACCACCACCGAGGCTGGCGTGTGACTCTCACAGAACGCAGACAGCGAACGCAGGAAACCAATCAGCTGCGTGGCCTCGACGGCTCCTGGTGCAGCCTTTGGCACTGGTCGCTTGTCGGTGCCACGCTCGGCCAGTGCCGTGATCGTCGGTGGCTCGTCGCTGTCCACAGCCGCATCGAACTCGTCGGCTGGCACGTTCGCCACTCGGATCGCTTGCACCTCCTGATCCTTGGACATACCAGCCGATCCAGCTGCCTTGCGTTGCGTGATCAAAGTGGGATCGTCCCTACTTTGATCTGACTTGCGATCTCCACCTCGTTGCTTGAACGTGCGCAGCAGTTCACCAGCACGCCTGATCGCTCGTGCCTGTATACGCATCGCCAGACGCTGCAACGTGTCATCGTCGGCTTGCTTGGCATAGCTCGCGAGTGCAGCCATCTTGTCTGCCCAATCCTTGCACTCGTCGATGTTCTCGCACGCTGCCAGTGCTTCACGTGCCTGCTCGTATCGCACTGGCAGCGTTGCGCTGTCGATGTCTGGTGGCACGAACGCTGCGCGAGTCGTTACCAGTGCGTGACCGTATTTGCCTCCCATGCCGTGCCTCTCTCTCGTCGGTGGTTACTTACGCGACACCAGCCGAGGTGTGGACAGTGCAGACCACTTGTCATCGGCTGCGCCTGCTGTCGTCGTTTCCGGCATCTTGCTTGCCGTCATCGGTGACAGGCTCAGATCGTTGGCGTGCAATCGACACTCCAATCGCACCTGTCGCAGCTGCGTGAGCAACGGATGTGGCTTGTACGAGATGCGCTCTTGTCCTGCACCGTCTACCGTGACCACCTCGGCCATCAACGGATCGGCACTGATCACCGTCTGCAGCCGATCCCGTAGCACCAGCGATTCGCAATACGTGCGCAACACGTCTCGTGCGCTCGCTGTCCACAGGCCACGCGTAAGCAGGATCGGTGCGTAGTATGTCCAGTAGTTGCGCTCGGCCTTGCCGAGATCACGAGGTGCCGAGACATCGGTAATCGGATCCTTCAAGATCGGTTTGGCCTTGCGTGGTGGTCCACTGCGATGGTTGCCTGCCATGATTTGCCTCGTTATGTATCACTTACACGTTGACATCGGCCGAAACGCCTGATCCGAACTCGCCAAGTCAGGAGAATGCGCAAGAGAG